ATGATTTTTTTACTTTTTCATTGAATTCTACAAGGAAATTGGCATACTCTTCTTCAGAAATAGCATCGTCTCCATTTGAATCAAAAGAAGAGAAATCTATTTCAGAGCCGAATCTTTCAATTGAATTAAACAAAGTTGAGTCTGTTTTGTGTGCGTCTGGAATACATGATGAGCCAGAACCTTCAGTAACAGAATAAACAGCTTCAGCAGGGAGCGTTGATTCTATTATTCTTGAGTTTTCAGCTTTTGTGTTAGTTGTCCAACTTTGGAAAGCGTAGTCATATTGATTATTTAGAGGTGATGTTCTTGAAACAATAACTTGTCTACCTTCAGGGAACACACCAGTTAAAGTGTTGATATAATCATAAGCATTTATAGAATCAACAACATTAACTTTTTTAACTTTATGGAAATAGTATGCGTTTTCATTATACGAAAGACCACCATAAGCTAAGTCTACAGAGTTTGGGCTATAAGCAGTGAATGTCATTGAATATGCTTCATATGAGATTGTGCTTGAATATAATGAGTTTGCACGAGTTTGATTAGATTCACTTAAATTTGGTAAAGCACGAACTTTGATATATCTGTTTGTTGAACCTGCTTCTAGGCGAGGATTGAATCTAACATAGAAACGACCATCTTCACCAGTGTAATAGGTCATAAATTCTTTTGGACAATCAATAAATCCGTCTTCGCTTGATCCAGAAGATTTTCCAACTCTATATGAAAAAGTGAATAAACTATGATCAGTTGTTGAATCTTCAAATGGGTTTGCAGAAATAGTTTCTGAATTTGTGTTTGATGATAGGCCATTTACCTCTACCTTAAATGTGTAAAACCTTCCGTCAACAACAACTTCATAGCTAGGGTAAGAAATTGCACCTTTATCAACAGATCCGTTTAAAGAATTTGGGGCATATAGTTGAATTACTGTGTATGAGCTTGTTTCGGTTTGTTTATATAAACCATAATAACCAGCAGAAGTAAAACCTGAACAATCGACAGGAATTCCAAGGTCGATAAAATACCTTTCAAGTTCTGCTTGTGAGCGTGCCCTTGTTGGCCTTACTCCACCATATTTTCCGCTGTTATAAAACTGAGTTAAACCTGCATCAGTATAAAAGCTACTAAAATAAGCCGCTTGGTCGTTATCTAAACCAGCATCGCCAGGATTTGTTGCATAATAAGCAAGTTCCCAAGTGAAACTTCCGGAATTTTCATCGACAATTTTTTTATTGCTGTCATCTAGTGAATACGCATGAAAATTAACAGCCGGTGCGATCAGCCTTACATTTCCATCAGCATCTGTTACTGCATTGCTAGATTCTTTATCGCTAACAAGTTTACATGCAGTGAAAGTGAGAACACTTACTAGCGTTAAAATGCATAACACGAAGAAATTAAAAAATGATTTTTTATTTTTTTTGCTTGCATTAGAATAACTCATAACAAACCCCTCTTGCGAATTACTCAATAATCTTTTTTTTAGTTTGAGATTCGCTTTATATATTTATATATAATATCTAAAAAATATTTTATCATATATTGTCGATTAAGCAAAACAAAAAGAGGGGGTGTTTAAATTTTTTTATGTTTTTTTTAAAGTAGACACAATGCTGTCTGTTTTATTTTTTTATTCTTATTTTATCGAACGTTTGTTTTAGTATTTTTTTTAAAAAATATCTTAATTTTATGTCAGTGTTGAGCTCTGTATTAAAAAAATTAAGGTAAACTTTTATCAAAGGAAGCTAGCGCCTTTAATAAATAATAAAAACTTACTTGACAATATTCGACATTTTATGACAAATATAAAAGGAGACTAAAAATGTTAGAGTTGAATAAAAAAATGGAACAAAATCAAGAAATAAAATATTATCAAGAAGAAAATATTGATGCAGACAAAAACTGCAAAAATAAAAATAAAAACATTGAAAAACATGTAAAAAATTGCAAAATTAACAAAAATTTTGAGGAAAAACTTTTAAATATTGCATATAAGAGTGATTTAATTATTTATATTAAAGTTCTTTTAGATGCATACAAATCTTTACCTAACATAATTAACGTTATAGATAAAATCATTGAAAAGAGAGCAAGCACACTAGTTCCTACATCAGCAATCTACGGTTCTAATTATTACAATACTTTTTCTGAAATGAATAAGGTTATCGATTTAACAGAAAGAAAAGATAAACTTTTAAACCTGTTTGTTATTATTGAAAACCTGCTTGACTATTTAACAGATGATGAAAGAAAAATCGCCGTTTTAAAATTTGTTCAAAAAAACACAACTGAAGACATAGCAAAAGAAATGAATACAACAGACAGAACTATTTATAGAAAAACAAATAAAATTATCGAAAAACTTGCAATATATATGCTAAACCAAAACTGGACTACAGAGTTTTTAAAATCACAAATAGGTAGAGAGCCCTGGATTGAAGAATCTTTCAGAAAAAAGAAATTGGCAGAAAAAAATATATTAAAGACTACAAAAAAATCATAACAAATCATCATCGTCAATAATTTCATAAGTAGGGAATCTTGGTTTATTATTTTGCATTGTTTGATTTTCTTGTGTTATATATTTTGACAAATTAGACTTTTTCTTTAATTTTTTATTTGCGAAATCACTTGGTTTTTTAAATTTTAAACTATAACTATTTTTATTATTTCTGTTCTCTAACTCTTTGTTTGTTTCAATATAGGTTTCTTTAGTTTTAAAATTTTCATTTTTATTTCTTTTATTTCCAACAATTAAAATAATAAAAATTAGAACAATAGGAACACAAATTATTATAATAAGCAAAGTTTTTATGCCGTTATTTATAACAAACGAATTATCTTTATCTTCTTTGTTGTTTTCAGTAATTTCGTAAATATCTTCTGAGTTTAACTCAATTTTAGATAAATTTTCAGTTTTACCACTATAAATATATCCTTCATAAACACTTGTTGGATCAGAAATAGGAGAGTAGATTGCATAATACCAAACATTAGAATTTCCTCCTGTTGGTATTACACCATATGTTGATGCAACATAAGTTATATTTTCTGTTCCTGCAGGAACGATTGAAGTTATATTTGTTGAATCGTCAGCATTTGGAGAAGATCTTAACTGGGTTCCAACATTTTCATTAATATCAAATGTTACATAATCCAAAGTTGGATTAACTGGAAGAAAATCAACAACTTTTATTGAATCAGAAGAAACATAGCCTATTTTATTTTTATATTGAACTTTGGTTATCATTGTATTTATATTGTTTAAAACAATAACAAAATATGATTCGGGTATTATGAATTCAACATTTCTATATGATGCATCAGTAACATCTGAAGTTTTAAATAAAAAGCAATTTTCTTTTACTTTTGCATATTTAATTCTGCTTGTTTCATAATAACTATATGTAATATTATTTTGAACACAATTTATATTACAAATATTACTAACAATCACAACAAATATAACACTTAAGAAAATTCTAAAAAATTTACTCGCCTTGATTAAATATTTCATAAATAAATACTACCAAAAAAACATAATTTAACACAAAGTGAATAATTAATTATTATGTAGAATAATATTTTATTTTGATATATTTTATATTAAAAACGCAATATAATCGCTAATTTTTATTGTAAATAAATCAATATTTGCAAATAAAATTATAATATTTGCGTTTTTTATTTTTTAAAAAATATTAGGAGAAACATGAATAAAGAAAATTTAATAAATAATATAAACATTTTAAGTGATATATATGACGAAATATCAAGAAGAAAAACAAACCCTTTAAAAAATTACAACACGGGAAAAATTGTGCATAAAAAACAATTAGATTTTCACAAAAATTTAAAAAGAAATAGATGGGTTTTTGGAGGAAATAGAACAGGGAAAACAGAATGCGGTGCAGTTGAAGCAATATGGCTAGCAAGAGGCATTCATCCTTATAGAAAAAACAAAAAAGATGTTTTTGGTTGGGTTGTTAGCTTATCTACAAAAGTTCAAAAAGAAGTTGCTCAAGATAAAATTTTAAAGTATTTAGATAAATCTTTTATTGAAGAAATAATAATGAATACAGGAAAGAAAAACAGCCCTGAATATGGCGTTATAGATACTATTGTTATTAAAAATGTTTTTGGTGGGCTTTCAAGAATCTCTTTCAAATCGTGCGAAGAAGGAAGAGAGAAGTTTCAAGGGACATCTCTTGATTTTGTGTGGTTCGACGAAGAACCGCCAGAAGATATTTACAACGAATGCAAAATGAGAGTTCTGGATAAATGTGGCGACATTTTCGGAACAATGACTCCACTTAAAGGTCAAACTTATATTTACGATCAAATATATCTTAACACCAATAATGATCCTGAAGTTTATTCAATTTTTATTGAATGGGCAGATAATCCATATTTAAGCAGTGAAGAACTAAAACGGCTTACAGCATCTATGAGTGAAGAGGAATTAACAGCAAGAAGATATGGCAAGTTTTTATGCAATAACAGAAGTATGGTATACAAAGAATTCGATCCACAAATTCATGTTATTGAACCATTTGAAATACCTTATGATTTTTATGATAATATTTCAATAGACCCAGGACTTAATAATCCTTTATCGGCACATTTTTACGCTTGTGATTATGATGGAAACATATATGTTATTGCAGAACATTATGAAGCAGGACAAACAGTAGATTACCATGCTCAAAAAATTAAAGACATAGCAAAAAGCTTAAATTGGAAAACTAGAAAAGATGGAAAAATTGAAGCTCTTATTGATAGTGCCGCAAACCAAAAAACCTTAGCCAGCAATAAAAGCGTTACTGAATTATTTTTTGAGAACGGCATTGCCGTAAACCCAAACGTTAATAAAGATTTATTTACAGGCATTTCTAGAGTTAAATTGTTTTTAAAAAATGCAAATGGAGATTCTAAGCTTTTTATCTTTTCTTCATGCATTAATTTAATTAGAGAAATTAAAAATTATTATTGGGGAAACGGCGATAAACCAGTCAAAGAAGATGACCACTGCTTAGATGAACTTAGATATTACATTATGTCTAGGCCAGAACCTGCAGTTATAAAAAAAGAAAAAACAGAAATACAAAAAAACAAGGAAAAATTATATAAGCAAATTTTAAGAAAAAGAAAATTACAATAGATGTCAGTGTAATCTTGATTTTTGAAAAAAGTGTTATATGATTAAGCTGTAAACAATATTACGGAAAATGATGATAAGTGAAAAACAAGTTAGACAACAAACTTTTAACAGATATAAAAAATATCCTTCTAAAAAAAGCAGAGGGATATTTTTATGATGAAGAAATCTTTGAATATCAAAATAAAGTAGAAGATGATAAACAATTAAATTTTTTTGACACAAAGGATAACCTTGAAAAAACAAAACAAAAAAATGGAAAACAATCAAAAAAAGAAAATACCAACCTTATACTTACTAAGAAAAAAGTTACCACGCACCATGTTCCGCCTGATTTGCTTGCTGTTAAAATGCTTGTTGAAATTTTTGGGGAAAAGGTAAATCTTCAACAAGATTTATACGCTTTATCAGATGAAGAATTGTTTGCTTTAAAAGATGAAATAATAAATAAATTTAAGGAGTAAAAAAATATGTTTGTTGAAAAATGCCCTAGAAATGTTAGATGCGATTCGGGTAATTGTCACGAGTTTGCTTTCTATAACATAAACACAAACGGATATAAAAAAAATATTTGTTTGTGTGAAAACTGTTTTAATATGCTACTTTCAAATATGCAAAAGTGTAAAAAAGAAAATAAAATCAAAGAAGGGAGATAATATTAATGAATACACAAAAATCCGCAAAAAATAGTATAAAAAACATAAAAAACAACAAAAATTCCATAAACAACAACTATTTTTACAATGAAGATCAAGACAAAATTATTATTAAAGAAGTTCTTGAAGATTTTAATCAACGTTGTTTAGATAGAAAACCATACGAACTTACTTGGGAACTGAATATGAATTTTATGCTAGGAAATCAATATTCTTCAATTAGTCCAACAGGAGAAATTGAATTAACTCAAAAAAACTTTTATTGGGAAGAAAGAGAAGTTTACAATCATATAGCCCCAATTATAGAATCTAGATTAGCTAAATTAGGAAAAGTTAGACCAACAGTTTCTGTTCGTCCAACTGGTAGCGAACAAAGCGATTTTTATTCGGCAAAACTTGCAAAATCAATTCTGGAAACAACATCCGATAAATCTAATCTCTCAGACATAATCACCAACGCAACAATTTGGAGTGAAGTTACTGGAACCGTTTTTTATAAAGTTTTGTGGGACGACAATCTAGGAGACACAATAGGAAAAGAGAATAACAAAGAAATAAAAAATGGAGATGTTTCGATTTGTGTTTGTCCTCCATTTGAAATATATCCAGATTCTTCAGGTAGCGTTAATATTGAAGATTGTGAAAGTATTATACATGCTAGAGCATATTCGGCTAAAAAGGCAGAAGAAATTTGGGGTATAAAAGTTGAAGGAAAAGATATTGATACTTTTACTTTTGACAACTTCTTAACCAAAGGCTCAATCACAGGAAATAGCAATATACCTAAAATTACACACGCAATAAAAAGAGATCATATTTTAGTTATTGAAAAATATGTTAAACCAAATGAAAATTATCCTAACGGAAGGCTTATAATTTTGGTTGGAGATAATCTAGTTTTTGATGGCGATTTACCTTTTAGAGTTGGCAATAACAACCAATACGCATATCCTTTTATAAAACAAGTATCAACATCACAAATTGGAAGTTTTTGGGGTGTTAGCGTTATTGAAAGATGTATTCCTATTCAGAGGGCATACAATGCAATAAAAAATAGAAAACATGAATTTATGGCTAGGTTGGCTGCCGGTGTTTTAGCCGTTGAAGATGGCTCTGTTGATATTGACAATATTGAAGATGAAGGTTTAGCCCCTGGAAAAATATTAGTTTACAGAAATGGAAGTACCCCTCCTAGATTTATTGATGGAGGATCCATTCCTTATGAATTCAATAACGAAGAAGATCGATTGTTAAATGAATTTATTTCTGTTAGTGGTGTTAGTGAATTAATGAGGGATAGTACTGTTCCTTCAGCAGTTTCCAGCGGAACAGCTTTAAATATTCTTATTGAACAAGATGAAACAAGATTGTCTGTAACAGCGGAATATATACGTAGTGCTGTCAAAAAGATTGCTCAATTTATAATTCGTTTATACAAACAATTTGCTACCAATGATCGATTAACCCGCTCTTGCGATGAAAATGGAGAAATTGAAATGTTTTATTGGAACTCATCTCAACTAACAAGCGATGATGTTGTTTTAGACACAATTAACGAACTCACAGAAACACCAAGCCAACGCAAATCTATGTTAATGGAATTATATAAAAACGGATTATTAAACGATGAAAATGGTAAGTTATCAAATAGAAATAGAGCTAAACTTATTGAAGCTTTAGGTATGGGAATTTGGGAAAATTCAGCAGACATTACTCAAATGCACATTAAAAAAGCAATAAAAGAAAATCTTGAATTGACACAGTTTTTACCTTTAGAAATAGACGAACATGAAATACATATAGAAGAGCACACAAAATTTATTTTATCAGACGAAAGCAACAAATTTTCTAACGAACATATTAATAAATTACAAGAACATATTTTAGCACATAAATCAATGCTTTTTGCTTTATCACAAATAGAGCAAAACAATTATTCAAAAAAATCTTAATAGAGGATAATTTATGGAAGAAAAAACAACTTTGGAACAACCATTAAACTTGCAAAATGAAACAAACGACAATGTTCAAGAGCAAATCAATAATAATTTAGGTCAAGAGGAAACAAATTTGCAAGATGGCTCCAATTACGGAAAGTTTAAAGATGCAACAAGTTTACTTAATGCTTACAACAATTTAGAAAAAGAATTTACTAAAAAAAGTCAAAAATTAGCTGAACTTATTAAAGAACACTCAAGCAGTCAATCTATAATTAACACGCCAGAAGAAAAGGTTGCACCTATACCTTTTTTTAAACAAAAAGATTGGCAAAACGAAGTTAGTAAATTTTTTAATGAAAACCCAGAAGCAAAAGCTTTTGCTAAAGAAATAGCCTCAACCTTAATAAACGATAGAGATATTGCAAATAGTAAAAACTGTCTTAAATATGCTTATGCTTTAGCGGAGCTAAAAAACAAAGTAAAACCTGCAGAATTGCTTAACGATTCAAAATATTTAGAAGATATTTATTCCAACGAAAACATTAAAAATAAAATAATTTCAAAATATCTTCAAGATGTTAAACAAAACAAAAACAATTTAATGTTTATTTCAGGCGAAGCGAATTCAATTTCGCCAACTCGACCTAATAATAAACCTAAAAACTTAAAAGAAGCTTCTAACATTTTAAAAAAATTATTACAATCTTAATTATTTTACAAGGAGAAAATATGGTTACATTACAAACAGCAGACAGCGCATTAAAAGAAGTTTATCTTGGCGTTGTTTCAGAACAACTTAACACATCTATTAACCCTCTTCTTGCTCGCATTAACCAAACAACATCTGATGTTTGGGGTAAAGAAATTAGAAAATTAGCTCCTTACGGAATCAATGGCGGTATTGGTGCCGGAGATGAAGACGGCGCTTTACCTAACGCAGCAGGAAACAACTATGCTCAATTTGTTTTAGAGCTTAAAAACCTTTACGGAAAAATCGAAATTTCAGATAAAGCAGTAAGAGCGTCTCAAAGTTCAGCTGGCGCTTTTGTTAACTTATTAAACGCAGAAATGGAAGGTCTTATTAAAGCTAGTAGCTTCAACTTTGGTAGAATGCTTTATGGCGACGGCACTGGTATTTTAGCTAATATTTTAAGCAACACAGCAACAACTATTATGCTTGATAACATAAACAACATTATTGAAGGCATGCTTGTTGATATAGTTAAAGCTAGCGACGGAAGTGTTCATTCTAGCGGAAAAGCTATCAGAATAAAATCTATTGATAGACTTAATAAAATTGTTACATTAAACACAACTTTACCATCATCATCTTTGGACGACGGAGGATATGCTCTTTGCGTGCAAGGATCTTTTGGTAAAGAATTAACTGGACTTTCTGCAATATTTAAATCTACTGGTTCATTATATGGATTAAACAGAAGTACATACAGCTGGATGGTTCCTTATATGAAAGATTTAACAGAAACAGCTGGAGACTCTAACATTTCTGATATTATCATGCAAACAGCTATCGATGAACTTGAAGAAGTTGCAGATAGTAAGGTTGACTTTATTGTTTGTTCTGCAGGTGTTAAAAGAAACTATCAAGAATATTTTAATAGCTACAGAACAAACGTTGACATTATGGAATTAAATGGTGGTTATAAAGCAATCTCTTATAACGGAATACCTTTAATCTCTGACAGATTTGTTAAACCAAACACTATGTATTTATTAAATACAAAAGAATTTAACCTTCATCAACTTTGTGACTGGCAATGGCTTGAAGGGGAAGATGGAAGAGTTATTAAACAAACTCAAAACAAACCAACTTATACTGCAACTCTTGTTAAATATGCTGATATTATTTGTGACCAACCTAGCGGACAAGCAATGATTGAAGGCATTGAAGAGTCTTAATATTATTTTGTTATTTTCTCTTAATTTCAAGAGAAAATAACATTTTTTTAATTTATATTTATGTTTTTTAGGAGTTTTAATATGAAATTTGCACTTTTTCAAAAATTGAAAAAAATAAATGATATTTATTTCATTTCTGAAAAAATAAAAGAAATTAATAAAAATTATGAGCTATTTTACAATGAATCTGAAGCAAGATATGAAGTTCATAATTTAGATTGTTATCCTAGTTTATGTGTTACATTTGAACACTATCCAGACTACAGACTATACAAAAAACTTTTGTTAACAAACAGCAAAAACATTAATAAAATTGTTGAAGAAATAGAATTATCAAATAATAAACTTATTGAAAATGAAGAACAAAATTTAATTGACAAAGCAAATCAAGAAATGAAAGAAATATTTAGATATTCTCAAACAAAAACAGATTTTAATATAACAGAAAAACAAATAAAAAACATAATAACTAAGTGAGGAAGATTATGACAAAAGAAATTTTAAAATTATCAGCAACTCTTCTAGGTTTAGATGATGTTGTTACTTTTTTAAATCAATCTTCAAATGAAACACCAAACAATCAAGTATTGGAAAAAATCAATGAACTAATTGTTTTTACTAACTACGTGATTAGAGAAGTAACCAAAGAATATTATCCATTAAGTTACTGCGAAACAATATCATCAGACAATCAATGTCAAATTTATTTTAATAAATTAAGTAAAAACGCTATAGCTATAAAAGATATAAAAAACAATAGCGACCTTAG